TAGGAGCGCTAGGAAGTTTCTTCAATCCGCCACAAACAAACTATAATTTTCCACAAACAGAACAGCCAACAACAACAACCCCTGCTAACACAAGCGGTGGCGGTTATTACGCGCCTGCTTTCTAATGACTATTAGTAGAATGGGCATATCTTCGTTAATGGGTTATGAAAATGGCGGTGATGTATTTGATTTGCAAAAGTTTTTAAACCAACAAAAAGAAACGCAATTTGCAGATAGTTTTGACAAATATCAAGACAGGCTTGCGCAAATACAAGGAACAACGAATCCGATTACAGGTTTTGATGTAGCTAGTAAACTTGGAGCAGGCTTGTTAGCACAACAAGCAGAAAAGTTCCCATCTATAGGACGTGGCCTGGGCATTGGGTTTCAATCATTAAATGAAGAAATAGCAAAAAGAAAAGCAGACAAAAAGAAAGAAGAGCAAGCGGTTGCGATGAAAGCTATGGAATTAGCTTTACAAGATGAGCAACAGGGCGAAAAGTTTTTAAATGATTACGCATTAAAAATGATTGACATGCAAAACAAAGATATTAAAACTGTAGACTTTGATACGTCTATGTTGGTTGATGCAAAAAATGCAGATGGCACCCCGCTAATAAATCCACAAACAAAAGTTGGCTACAAAGCAAAAACTACTCTTAGAGCTAATGACCCACAAATAGATGATTTGCTTACTTTAGGAGCAACAGCAATAGATAGAGCAAGCACTAACATTAATTTACAGGGTGCAGGGAATGAATTGGATAAAAAAAGAGCAAGTAAAATTGCAGACGCTGAAGCCAGATGGCAAGAAGAAGCAGACGCTGCAAATGCTTTGCGTGACCAAATTCTTATTGCAAACAGCCTAGCCAACGAACTAGGCGAAGATGGTTTTGGTGCTGCTGAAAATCTAACGCTTGGTATGAGAAATATAATGGCAGGCCTTGGCATGGATGGTTTGGTAGATGTTGATAAGCTTGCTGCTCAACAGGCTTTGACGCAAACAAGTATTGGTTTTGTTATGGCTTTAGTAGGTAAAACCAAGGGTGCTATATCTAACAGAGAAATGGATATTTTCTTTGCGGCATCACCAACGCTAGGGTCAACCTACAAAGGTTATATGCGTATGCTTGGTTATATGGATAGAATTGCAGAGCTGAGTGAAAGATATAATGCAGAATGGCAAAAAGAAAGTTTGCGACTTTCAAACGAGGGCGCAAGCATTGGCGAAATATACGCAGCTTTTTCAAACTTTAAAACAGAATTTAAATCAAACCCTGAAAACAGACTTATACGAACACCAGAAGAAAGAAAATACCTAGAAGATATTGCTGACCAAAAAACCTATAACACGGTAAATAGTAATTATCTTCGTGTACAAAAAGAAGCACAAAAAGCTGATGAAGGTGATAGTATTGCAAAATTAAAATCGGAAATTATTGAAGAAATGGCACAACCCGACACTGAGCCTGAAAGAAGAGAGTATTTACAGACTTTATTAGACCAAATGGGTGGGTAAATGGCACAGTCATACGAAGAAAGATTAGAAGCTTTACAAAACGAAGAAGAAAAAACAAAAGAAATAAATTCTGATTATATTTCTAAAACTATTAAATCAAGTCTTTTCTTTGATGAAAACTCTGAAATAGATTATCTTGCAAGCCAAAGATTTCCTAACGACCCGCTTGCTTCTTACAAATACACATTTATAGATAACGACCTATATTATGAAGACCCACAAGGTGAATTTACCAAAGGTGGCAAAAGATATTCAAAGGAGTTCGCAAGCCCAACGGATGGTGGTATGTTTGGTTTGAATGTAGCTAACGACTACATCTACCCAAATTTAGTGCCTGCTGGTACTTTTGCTGCTGATATGTATGGTGGCTTAAAGGGTGCTAAAGAAGGTTTTAAACAAGGATTAAAATTAGTAGCAAGTCCCGGCATACCGCAAACAAAAAATCCTTTAGTTGCAGGATTAACAGTTTTAGGCACTACTGCTATTGGTGGTTTCGGTGGTAATTATTTAATTGGTGGTGGTGCAAGAGGTGCAAGAGAGCTTGGTATACAGTCTTTTTATAACTTGCCGCCTGAAGAAATAGCAGAAGCACATAAAGACTTATTAATATCTAGTGGCTTTTCTTCAATACCTTTTGGCGCAGGTCCTACAAGACAAATATTAAACAAGTTTACAGGCAAAGAAGATACGCTTAATTATCTGCTTAATTTAAGAAAGGGTCAGTCAGAGATAATTGAAGAAGCAAGAAGGCTTGGTTTCGAGCTTACACCTGCTGAGGCTACTGCTATAGGTACAAAAGCTAGAAGTATTCAACATTTTTTAAATCGACAGGCTGATTCAGAAAAGATATTTAATTTTTACAACAGTCGTAACGCTAGAATAAGAGAAACTATTACTAACTTTGCTGAAGGCTTGGGTAATATAAAAAGCACCGATGATGTGGGTAGAATTATACAAAAGCTTTCAAAAGATGCTTTAGACAAAGCACATGCTACCAGAAAAGCAAGAGCTAAAGTTATTTACGACAGCCTTGAAAACGCACCCGAAAGAATACAGTTTGATGCAGATAGTGTGGTCAAAATGATTGATGACAAGCTTACAAACAAAAGCTTAGACCCTGACTTAAGGAAAGGTTTAGAAGAATATAAAAAACTTATGTTTGACGCAGACGGTAATTTAATTACTGACCTTATGGACATGCATCAAAGAAGGTCAGGTTCTATTGGTAATTTAATACAAAACGCAGACCCATATTCTAAAAAAGTATTAAACGACATTAAAATCCAAATGACTAAAAATATGGATGAAGCTTCTGATGGTGTATATGCACAAGCAAGAAAAGTTTATGACCCTAATCAACCTGATATTTTGTCGTACGAAAGAGGTATTATTTCTTCTATGGCTAAACTGGTTAAAGATGAACAATCAGCAAAAGCGTTAAAAATATTATTTAACCCCAATGCTACAGAAAATGCCTTACGAACAGCTAAAGAACAGTTAAAAGCTGTTGACCCACAAGCATTTCAACAGGTAAAAAAAGAATACTTCCTACAAATGCTTGAAAACGCAACAAAGGGTACTGTAGATGAAGGTTTGCCTAGATTACAACAGTTTTTTCAAACAGGTAATGCACAAAAAATGATTGGTGCTTTACTTGAGCCTGAAGAGGTAAAAAATCTTAATAAAATGATGGAACTAATTGGCAGAGCATATTCTGTTACTAAGGGTGGTTCGCCAACACAACCACTGTCTGCTTTAGAAAAAGAATTAATGAGCGAGACTGGTAATCTTGGAACCAATGCAATAAAAACAATATTTGCTACTATTAGATTGCCGGGTAGAATTGCAACAGGACAGGTTGGTGATGAGATTGTAAGAAATATATCTATAAAACAAGCAGAGTCATACTACAAAGCACTAGGTGACGTGCTGTTTGACGTTGATGCTACTAAGTCTATTGATGAGGCATACAACTATTTATCAACACTAGGTTATTTAGGCAGTCAAGCAACCACTAGAGCTATAGGAGAAGGCGTTGAAACAATTAAAGAGCCTGCTGATAGGCCTTATACAGGAGAGGCTGGCACAAGAGCCTTGAAAAACGAAAACCTAGAATCTCAACTAGACAGCGCATTAGAATCCTTTACCCCATCAAACATACCTCTAGTGCCGCCTATAACGGCAGTAACACCTGATTCAATGTTGTCAGAAACTATATTGCCAAATCCAAAAGATAGAGAAATAGCCGAACGGCTCATGGCTAATAAAGGTGGTATTGGTGGTCTTGCTTAGTCTTCTTTGATAACTTCTTTGTGATTGTTTTCAACCATTAATCTGATTTGGTCGATTTTCTTTCTTCTTTCTGATGCACAAATTTCTTCTAACATTTTGTATGTTTCTAAATCTACAGTAAGGGTCCTGTAGCCTTTGTTGTA